GCCGAGAGCACCTCCATCCGAGCGAGTTCGAGAATCTGGCTCGGGACCGCCATCTTGACCGTCCATCCGCCCTTGCCCTCGCGGCCCGTCGCCGCAAGATGCAGCTTGAGCGACTCTTCGTACCCCTCGACGTGCGCCTTTTGCACGCGCATCACAGCTCGGGCGAACCGGATATCCTCGCTCGACAGCATCGACCGGGCGCCCTCGTCGGACCAGCCCATGAAGCTCGGCGGAACCTTCACCGACACCACCAGCTTCTTACGGAAGTAGTCCAACGACTCGACCTCTGTGTAGTCGGGGGTGTTTAAAACCTCGATCTCGGTCGTGCGTTGCTGGTTTCGCACCGGGATGTAGAAATCCTCGTCCTGGGCAATGGCGTTGTAGCGCAAGTCGACGGCGCTCTGGGAACTGGGCGAGGTCACCTTGTGCCGGTGAACCTTGTCGCGCACTTGGCGCATGTAGGCTTGCGCCCTCTTAGGGTTCATGCTCCCGACGTTCACATAGTAGACATACCGCGCAGGCGTCCGCTCGAACTTCGCCACCAGGAGCGCGTCCTCAAGCATCGACAGCCGTTTCCACGGCCCCCTCGCCGCCTCGATGATCGGGTAGCCGTAGATCGATCGGAGGTGCTTCCCCGTGAGCCGCCAATGGACAACCTCCCACGGGTCGAAAAGAACCACGCCGTTGGGCTGCCCACCCTGCCCCATCGCCACCCCGCGGCCCTGTTTTCGCTCGAGGTAGCGGCGGAAGAGAAAGTCATAGTGCGAATATGAAAGGGACATCCCGCTGACGTCCTGGACGAACCCGAGCACGCCCTCACGAGGCCCCTCGATCCTCCTCATCGTCGGCGCAGGGAGGTAGGACATCCCCACGAGCCCCTCTTCCTTCGTCAGGATGGGCTCGCCAAAAACCTGGCCGTACTTGCAGAGCGAGCGGTCGACGGCCCAGGCGTCCTCGCTCGCCCGGATCTTCCGGAGCCGACCGTTGAGTTCCTTGGCCAGCGAAGCGTTCCTTTGGGAGTCGACCCATATCGACGCGCCCTTTGTCGGGTCGTCCATCGTCGCATCGTCGGCGTAGAGATCGAGGCACGTCTGAATCTCGGGATAGTCGTCCATCTCCTCGTATTCGGAATATCGCCGAATCAGGTTCGTCTCGATCGTCAGGAAGTCGTAGAGCAGGCTTGCCGTGCCCGACCCCATCCCCACCACCGGCCTGAGCGCCCCCGCACCCCCGAGACCGATCATATCGGCGCCGATACCCCTCTGAAGATCCTGGTGGGCCGTCTCCCGCTCGAAGAAACCGACGATTGCGGCCTTTGCTCTGTCTGCGATTCCCATGGGGCCATCCTACCTTCGAATGAACGGGAGGGGGATCTTTGGCGCCGGCTGAACCCGCTGAACCGGCGGCGAGGCCGGCCCGGTCTCCCTGTCCCCCGAGCCCTGGGCCATGTCAATGGGCGCCCCGAACTCCCGCTCTGTGATGGAGTGAACCATCCCCGCCAGTGCGTCGGCAACGTCCTTGCGCCCCTTGCGCCCCTTGCGGTCGCGCCGGGGATGGTCGATCTTCACCGTCACAACCCGAGCTCGAGCGATGACGACGCGACCGAAGCCCGATGAGCTCCTCGATGATGACATCAGCCGGATGCGGCAGTCGGACGCCGCCCCTCATAGGCCGCCATCTTGAGAGTGTCGATAGGGGGCAGTCGTCCGGTCGATCGACAGAACGTCCGACTCGATACCGTGGTCGCGGAGCTGCTGGCGGGAGTCGACGCTTTGATAAGAATCATACGTGGCATAGGCGATCTCGAACCCGTGGGCCTGGAACCCGTAGAGAACCGAGCGAAGGTCGCCGAAATGGATCTCGTCACCAGGAGGGGGGAGGACACGGAGGAGGAGGTCGGCCTCGATGACCGGCGCCATCTCCGCATATTCGTCTTCGTCCCCGCGCCGCACGACCTCGATGAAATCCGCCGCGTGGCCGATGGCAATCCCAGCGCTGTCCGCTGACACCGCGAGGTCGATGTGGGCATAGCGCGAGGCTTCGGGGTGACGGCGCGGCATCCACTCGATCTCATTGTTTTCGTCGAGCCTGGACGTCGCCACCCTTCCCCAGTCGATGATGATGTTGCCGCTCATCACCTCACCGCCAATGGGCTGCACAATGTCCTTGGCCTCGGCGGCGTAGATGCGATCGATCCGCTGGAAATAGGGGCTGATCGTCTCGGTCGCGACGCCCGCTATCTCTCGAAGCGAGCCCTCGAGGTCGCGCTCGAAATCAGTGCGGAAGTCCCCGGGGACCTCGATCATCCGACAGCCCATCTTTTCGTAGTAGGCGACCTGATCAGGCGTCGGGTCAAGGATGGCCCTCATCCGCTCGTTGCCGACCGCGATCTGAAAACGCTCGTCGGAGAAGTTCTCAGGCGGCTTGACGTCCCACGTCGCATATTCTCGAACGAACAGTGTGGGGTCACCGCTGTCCCTTGCTTCGAGAATTCGCTTCTCGACGTGAGCCACGGGCCGCTCCTTCGAACTCACGAGATAGAGCACGCCTGGAACGCGCCCGATCCTGGAGAACCGGCCACGGATCCGCCGTTCGATCTGGTTCGCCAGCATCTCGCCCCGGTCGATGGCCGCGAGCTGGCCGCCGGCGTCGGTGCCCTTCACCTCGCCCATGAAAGAGAGCTCGTCGAGGTAGCCGCCGAATACGTTGCCGCCGATGTTGGCGCTCATCGTCGAGCCACCAACGATCTGGATATCCTTGGGGAACCGTATCTCGAGCATGGAGGGGGCGGCGTGGTACGAAAAGATCGAGTTGAAGTAAGGCGAAAGCCCCAGCTTCTTCGTGATCTCGGGGATGATGCGGCGACGCACGTTGTCCCGCGTCATCGACAGCGCGGCGAACTCGATCGTCGACCCAGGCGCCAACCCATAGACCTCCTGGGGGTTCCGCATGCACGACAGGAGATAGACGGTGTAGATGATGCCACACGCGGCGGAAAACGACTTTCCCCACCCCGTCGAGCCCCCCAAGACTGCGACAGAGTATCCAGACGAGAACAGGTTCTCGAAGTCGTCGCGCAGCTTGGGCCACATGTTCGCGCCGGTGGCGCCGAGATAGTAGTCATCCTCGAGGAACTGGCGCGGCCCCACTGGTTCGCGCTCGTACTGGATCTCACGCAAGTCCAGCATCGCATATTGGTCGCTGATCAGGGCCATGAGCGCGGCCCGCTCCTCTGGCGGGAGCTCGTCGGCCACGGACATGATCTCAGCCATCCGCTCTTCGTTAGTTCTTACCGACTCGGGGCGGCCGTCAGCGTTCGTGATGATCATGACGGCTCGTCATTCGACGGCGCCAATACGCCGGCGGCGCCCGAGCCGATGATCTGGTTCGCCAAGTTCATCACCCGCTGCCGACTCTCTGGGTTGGACATCACCTGAGACACATCGTCACCGTGGCGCGAACGAACACCCTTGAGTTTGAGCGACACCTCGAGCGAGTCCTTCGACGCCCCGCCCGTCAGCCCGAGCTGCTCCATGATGCCGGCGTGGGTTTCCAGTATCTTCACCGCCATCTTGAGCTCTTTGTGCAGCTCCTTGTTGTGCTCGCCGTCGCCGTACTCCTTCCCGGCGAGCCACCCGATCCGGTCGCGCTGGAAGAGGTAGAGCGCCTCGAGCTCGACGAGCGAACTGACACCAGAGGCAACGCGGCTGTAGAGCGACGAGGCGAGAACGCCCGGCTGGCGAGGCTGCGATGGGTTCTCCGATGCGTGGCGCACCACCGACGCCTCATCGTCGGCTTTGAGCTGGGCCAGCCGCTCGGAGAGCACGCCCCGCAGGGTGTCGGGGGCGACGTCCCTCATTCGCCCGAGCTGCTCCTGGACGAACCTGGCGACGTCGTTGATCGGGATCTTGGCCCTCAGAAGGGCGTCGACCTCGCGCAGTGACCCGAGGGCCAAGAGCTCATTTCTGGCGGATGGTACGACTTCGCTGGCCATACCGTCATTATGTTGGGCTTAGAATGGTTCGTCAATCAAAGGTCGGGGACGTCGGGGTCGTTCGCCCACGGAAGGGAGGATGCGAGTGTCCGGCGGCCCTCGACGAGCCGCACCTTCGCGCCAGGCACCTTGTCGGCCTCGGTCTGTGCGTCCTTGTAGCTCGAGGCCCTCGCCAAGAGCCCGCCATCTGGCGCCACCGCCTCGAAGGCGTCCACGCCCATGGCCTGCTCCTTCTCTGTCGTCTCCATGATCGGTCCTTTCACGATCCTCTCGATGAGAGCGGCTCGGCGCTCGTCCCACGTCTCCGCCGTCTTTGAGATCTTCGGGTCGCCCGTCATCTCCGCTCGAGCGTTGAGCCGCTTGAGCAGGCCGCCGATGAGCCCAAAGTTGAGATAGACCGCGTCGCGGAACGGGAACCACAGATCCTTGACGACGGCCTCCATCGCCACGCTGTAGGCATCTCCGCCGGCGTCGGCCTCCGCCATGCGCCGGACTTCACGGGCCAGCGCCTCCCCCGTCTTTCGGATCTGCTTGTGGACGCCTCGCATGGTCGTCATGATCCGCTTAGCGTCGTCCTCGAGTTGGCCAGCGTCCATCCCCGAGATGTCCGAAGACTTGCGGCGCCCACCCTTGACCGGCGCCTTCCGCATGGACGTACCGGACCGCTTGGCCATCGCCGTGATCGCCTGACGGAACCGCGTGAAGTCCCCGTAGGTCCGCGCCAGGGAGCCCTGGTGCTTCCTCAGCGCCGCCTCGATCTTGGCGTAGTCGAAGCCCGATGTCTCCGCCGCGCGAAGGATGTCGGAAGCCGACCGCTCCATCGCGGGCAACTCGGCCATCAACTCGCCCAGGTAGTCCTCGAGGTCTCGTGCATCGTAGCCCTGAGCATAGGTGCCCTCGTTGACAGGCGGAGAATAAGACTCGAACACCCTGGACGGTATTCCGTATCTGTCGGAGAACCACTTGGCTGGGGCATCCGGAACGTGGGGATTGTCGTTCGCAGCCCCGCGAAGGTAATGCCCAATGTCATCCGGGTCCATGATCATCTTTGCGACCTGATACGTCGGGCCGACCATATGGGCGTCCCTTGGGCGCCCCGCAGATTTCAGCCTACGAAGGAGCCGCTCCGCCTTTTCCTCGGGGAACGATGAAAGCGACCGGACTTTGAGCAGCCGGTCGTGGGTCTTCCACTTCGGTATCTCGGCCAAAGGGGTGAGCGCGATTTTCAACAAGCGGACGGTGGCATCCCACAGTTCGCCGGCGGCCTCGTCCGTCTCGAACTCGAGTTGTTCCTCGTTGCTCGGCCCCTCGTCTCTCGGGTCATTCATCTTGAAATCTCCTCCGCCCCATCAGGGTACTACAGGGATGCGAGCACTTCCAGCTTGTGGGCGGCCAGGAGAAGTTCGGCGCGCAGCTCGTCGATGTCCACCCCCTTGATCTCCTCGACCCTCACGCCGGGCGGGATATTCTGCTCGTCGTAGAGGTGTACGACGGTGATACGCTGCCCGAGCCCATCCTGGGTCGTCTGGACCTCGACGGGGTCGATGATGTTCTCTCGCACCCGTCCGAGGTCGTCGATGATGGTTTGGAGCTCCTCGAGCGCCTTTTCGTGCCGAATCTTCATGCTGCCTCCGGTGGTGGCTCTTCGTCCTGGCCCTTGGGGGTGACCTTGACCTCGTCACCGGCAATCCGTTTGCCGGTGGACTTCCCCCGCTTCGCGAGCCGTGACGCGGCCTCCTCGCCGTAGACCAGCTTGCCCGACATCTCATCGACCCCGATCAGCGTGACGCCCGTCACCCGCTCGGCCCACGCAAGCCACTCGAGGCGCCGGTCGCGGTCCACGTCGGAAGCCATTTCAGAACAGAACGACAGGCAGATCATCTCGAGCGCGTATCCATCGTGCTGTATCCGGCCGCCGCCGAGTTCCTTGGCCTCGGAGAGCGCGAGCCTGATCGTCTCCATCCAATCGCGATGGACGCGGAACGCTAGGTTCCGCCAATCCCCGTTCTTGTTGAGCTCCTCATTGATCTCGTCGTCGCTCGGAGCAGCGGCCCCAGCGGTCGCGGGCTCGTTGCCCGCCTTGCCCCTCCGCTTGACCGGGGGCGTCGGTGTCTCTTTTTTCTTGCTCGGCTTGCTCGGGAGTTGCCCCTTCGCCTTTTGCTTGGCCACCCGCCTTGCCGCCACCAGTTGCTTGACGCTGGACGCCTTCGCCCGCTCGAACCAGTCGCTGGCGTTGTCGGGGGTCACGATCTCGACGAGCTCTTTCGCCTTCGACCACTCGAGATCGTACATGCCAGCCGCCATCTGTTGGTCGTCATGCTTGACCATGAACCATTCCCAGATCGCGACGAGGTATCGAGCCTTTCTGGCGCCGACGCCAAGGGTGACCACGTAGTCCTCGAACTTCGAGAACCCGGTCAGCACCTTCCGGTAGAGGTGGTTGGTGTCCACCTGATAGAGCAGCTCCGCCATCTGGTAGTTGACCTCGTCGTAGCGGGCTTTCAGGTCGAGGAGTTGTAGATGTATCCGGTTGGCCGTCGTCTCGTCGACCGAAAGAACCTCGATCTCTTCGGTGCCGCCCACGGCGGCAAGGCCAGCGCCAGCGCTTGGGACGATGGACTCGTCGCCCTTCACCGGGTCAGAAGAGGGTTTCTTGGGACTCTTCGGCTTTTCGCTTCCGCGCTTTTTTGCGGGCTTTTGCTTTCCTGCCATGTTCAATTCCTCCTGTCACCTCAAGAAAGTGAGCCATCGCAACAACCCAGGCGTCGGCCTCGTGATCGTTGCTGACATTGACCCCTAGATCTTCCTGAACCACCTGGAATATCTGGGATTTTGGAACGTTGCCACCATACCCCAAGACGACCTTTCTGGCCAACTTGGGAGGGTAGACTTCTGGAACAACCCGCGTTGCCAGCCAGAGCTGCGTCTTGACGACTCCGCCGATCTCACCATACTGGTGAGCCCCGAACCTCGCGGCCTTGGCGTAGTCCTCGATCGCCACCAGCGCGATGTTGAACGCCTTGACGTCGGCCACCACGTCCTTCGCGATATTCAGGAGCCGCTCGATCTTCTCCGCCTCTGTCGCCGTCTTCTTGAGCGGACGTCGCTGCGAGGTCGCCCGGTAGAGCGCCCCGCCCTGGGGGGTTAGGATCGCGTGGCCGATGTTGGCGCGGCCGAGGTCAAGCCCTAGAACGAAACCCGGCGCTCGTCGCCTCAAGGCAATCGCACGGACCCCACGGGCGAACTCCGCCATGTGGACACGGGACGCCGCCGGGCTCTTCCCTCGGGGTTTCTTCGATGGCACGGGCAATCTCCATTAGGTCGTCGAATCTCCGCTGATCAAAGTTGACCTGAAACACCTTGATCCGGTTGGGAAGATCCTTCTACGCCTTGCGCTTGGCGCCGGGGTCGGTGTAGACGACGACGCCCGTCTCGAGTTCTGCGAATCCCAGGTAGAGATTCATCGCGTCAACGTGGTCCTGCCACGGCGCCTTCATGGACTTCACGGACTTATCTGTGATCTTCAGGTCTCCGATGACTCGTCGCCCCTCAAGCTCGAGAAGCATGTCCAGGCGCCCCCTGACAGTCGGGCCGCCGAACCTCGACACGACCGAAATCTCAGTATAGGCGAACTCGCCATAGGTCACGCCGCACCCTGGGCACGCATCTGGTCGCGGCACAGCCGACCGCACGGTCGGCGGCGCCGTCGGTGACGAGTCCGAAAACCCAGACTTGTCCCCGCACTTCGTGCATAGCCACCCGCCGAGGATGGCCCCCGTCGGCCCGATCCAGAGCGATTGGATCATCTCGTGATACGCGGTGCCCCTCTGCATCCTCCACTCGGCCTCGACGTCGAACGTCTTTCGCGGCTCGGGCTTGACCAGCCCCACCCGCTCCATCCACGCCTTGCGCGGGCACCCGCCAGCGAGGTCGCTCACATAGATAGAGCGCTTCCCCCCGCGGGCGGGTGGCTCGCGATACATCTCGGGCGCCTTCACCATAAGGTCAAACACCGCCCGAGCGGCGCCGTCGTCCCCTTTGTCCAAGGGCTCTCCAACTACCTGCTCAACTAGATCACCGAATCCCATGTCAACTCTCCTTTGGCATCGGAATGCCTCGCCGGCGGAGCTCCCCGCCGATTATCTCGAGAATTTGCGAACGGCTGTGTTGAGTATATAGTGAATCGTCCTCCAGAGACAGGGGCAACACCCTCGGAACCTGATTTTCAGGCGGAAGGTACCCGGCCTCGTCTGGATCGGTCGCCTTGACGCGCCGCCAGTCCTCGATGAGTTGGTAGGTGTCGAGAGCCCTGACGGCGGCGGATGATATGGCGTCTTTCACCGCACCCTCGGCGTCAAACTCGGCGCAAATGAGCCGGTGGACCAGATGTCGAGCGGGGTCTTTGACCTTGCGCCTGGCCGCGTCCCGGAGGAATTCCGACAGGATTCTGTCCGTCGCCGCCCATGCCCCATCGCCAGAGTCGAGCCACGGGTCGCGCTGCCCATCGCTCACGATCTCCCTCACCAATGCGCCAACCATGGAGTCAGAGAACCCCGCCGGGAACCCTGGCCTCGTCTCGCCCTCATTCGTCATCGGCCTCCGCCCTCCTGAGCAGGCGCCGAAACTCCGACAGCGGAACCGCGATCCAGTCGGCCTCGGTCCCTTGCGCGAGTTCGCCAATGCGGTCGAACCTGAGCGCCAGCGCGGGCACGCGCCCCGCCTGCTCGTCGGCTTCCCGCGTCACCTTGATCAGCCACTCGGCCTTGACCCCTATCGAGGCGCCGGCCGTGGCCTTGCACTCGACGAGCACCTCCGCCCCAAGTCCCAGGGGATCCGCGCTGACGTCGCCCTTGAGCCACGGGCTCGAGCCACTCCCCCTGTGCTTCCGGCCTCCGAGGTCGGCCGCAACATCGGCCTCGTGTGGGTCCGAGATGCCCTTGGTCGCCCTGGCCCTGGCCTTTCTGGGGTCGAGCAGCTCGGTAGTGTAGAGCTTCGGGCCGGTCATTTCTGCCGCTTCCCGACGATCCGCTCCGTCAAAATCTTGATCACGGACGCCTTCACCTCTGGGTCGGAGACCTTGACCATCACGGACTTCTTGGTTTTGAACGTCTCGCCGGCGAACACGTATGTGCCCTTCTTTTTCTCCTCGACGAGATAGTGGAAGACGAGTTTCTCGATCAGCTTGCCGTCGAGCACAGCGCCGGCCTTGTATTTCCCGTCGGGGTCGTCTCGGCAGGCCATCATGTA